GTTTTAGATATGTATCAGTACGATCTATCAAACAACGTTCGTTTCTCTTGTTCATTCTTCGCAGGTGTTCAGTACGGATTCGGTGACGAAATCGCGTTCTACCAATACACTGCATAATCTCAACCATTCTAACCCTTGCATAATAGAGGTAGCGGCTTAAACACCGCTCCTCTTTTGTGCTAATAAATAAAAAAAAATTTTATGTCATGTACTCTAAGTAGCGGATTTACACTGGATTGTAAGGATTCGATCGGTGGTATAAAACAAATTGTTTTGGTTGACAAAACAGAAGTAACGTCTTTCACTTTGGACGCTAACGAAATTGTTACAGCAATTAACGGCCCTGCAAGTGGTGATTTGTACACGTACGAACTACCAACACAAACAGGATCGTTTGAAGAAACAATTAACTTCAACCGCGACGCGGGAACTATTTTTTACACGCAGACTGTAAACGTAATGTTGCAAAAGTTAAGCGCAGCAAAGCGTTTAGAATTGCAATCAGTTGCACAAGCTCGCGTTATTGTTTTTGTAAACGATACAAATAACAATTGGTGGGCTGTTGGTTATGAGTATGGAGCAGACCTTTCTACTTCAACAGCTGCAACAGGAACGGTTTTGGGAGATATGTCAGGTTTCACCTTGGCCTTCACTCACGAATCTGGAAAGCGCGCTTACTTGTTGAGCGGTTCGCCTGTGTCAATTCTTGACTAATCAATAAAAAAAACTTTTACACACATAGGGACAAAGCGTCCCTACGTGTTGTAATTTTAACGTAAAGGAAAGATAGAATGGTTTATCTAAATACAAACACAGCGAATCAATATGCGTGGCTTTCGTTAGACGAAGGTCGCCAGTATTTCAATGTAGCCTTTACACACTACCTACTCGTTTTGACTTACGAAATGACAGGTGAAAAACTCGCGCAAGTAGTAACCGTGATAAACGAGAACGAACGCGTAACAAAAATAAGACTTACCACCGTTGGATTGACCGATGCAGGACGCTATCATTACGAAGTGTATGGTCAAAACAGCAGTAGCAATATAAACCCAACCAATTCGTCCGTCGTTGGATTGGTTGAAAAGGGGTTGATGATTTTACAAGACGGAACTATTTACTTTGACGTTTCAACACCTACGATTCCCGTAGATGTAATTTATACAGGTGCATAATATGAGCAACATTCAAGCAATAAATCTTTCAGCTTACCAACCTGTTGAAGCTGTTGAAAAAGAAAATAGAAGCGGTTGGATTGATTATGGAAATAACAATTTATACCCACAGCATCTTCTGAACCTCTTTCACAATTCGCCAATACACAACGCATTGGTGAACTCAATCTCTTATATGATTGAAGGAAAAGGTACAGGAACTATTCTCGACAATGCTTTGCAAGGAATCGCGTTCGACTTAAAGTTACAAGGCGCATTTGTTGCTGAAGTTATTTGGTCAATGGACTTTACTCGCGTTGTACAAATCAATCACTTGCCTTTTGAGAATTGTCGTTTAGCTTACGACAAAGAAGAAGACGATATTACAGGAATTTTCTATTCGAAAGACTGGGCGAACACGCGTTCAAAACGTGGTAAGCCAGAGTTCATACCTGCGTTCAATCCTTCCATTGCACAAGAACAACCAAGACAAGTTATTTACGCACACGGAATGAGTGCGGGAAGTGTTTATTACCCTAAACCCGACTATTTCGGAGCGTTGAACTACGTTGAGTTGTCGTACCAAATGGGACTTTACCACGTTAACAATATCTTGAATGGTCTTTTCCCTTCATTCATCATTAACTTCTTGAATGGTATTCCACAAAAAGAAGAACGCGAAGCAATTCGTCGCGAATGGGAAACAAGATTGAGCGGTGCTGCGAATGCGGGTAAGTTCTTAATGACTTTTAACGAAGACCCAACACGCGCTCCACAGATTCAAGACTTTCCTTTGTCGGATGCTGACAAACAATATCAGTTTTTAAGTGAAGAAACAGCGAAGCAAATCATGGTAGGACACCGCGTTGTTTCACCTCTTATTCACGGCATACGCGACACAACAGGATTTGGAAGTAACAAAGATGAAATGTTGGTAGGTTTGGAGATATTCAACAACCAAGTTATTAAGCCTTACCAAAGAATTATCGAGCGTGTTTTCACTCCAATTTTAGGAGAGATAAATATCGAAATGAACTCGCCATTCGACCCCGAAGTTGTAGTTGTTGAACCAACAACGCAAGGTGTTGAATTAAAAAAAAAAGTTGTAACTGCTGAGAATGACTTTTCAGACGAACAAGGTCGTGTTTGGATTAACACACTAAAAGAGAAAGCTGAAATAGTAGATTTGAACGAGTGGGAATTGTTGAGTGAGGAAGATGTAACAGACCCACACAACGAAGCGAATTTTCGTCAAGAATATATGAGTGTTCGCAGTTATGCAAACGCGGACGAAAAGTCTACATTTGGCGACACAGGACTTTATAAATTACGTTACGCTTACTCACAAAATTTAAGCGAAAATAGTCGTGAGTTTTGTCAAGAAATGGTTGGACTATCAAAGGCAGGTTTGTCTTTCAGATATGAAGACATTCAAGAAATGAGTGACGCAGGAGTGAATGGTGAGTTTGCTCCAGAAGGAAGTTTTTCTTATAACATATTCATTTGGAAGGGCGGTTGTTTTTGTCACCACTTCTGGAAGCGTCAAATCTACATCAGAAAGAGAGATTCAAAAGGACGTGTACTTCCAAACAAAGGACTTGAAAACGATAAGCGAGTAGGTAACAATCCTTTCGTACCACAAAAAGGAGCTGAAGGTGTTGCTCCAATTAACACACCAACACGCGGTTCACTTAAATACTCATAAAAAATGGCACTACAACCCGAAGTTCTACTCATTGACGAGAATTACATAAAGAAATACACTTGGATTAACGGAAGCGTTGACCCTCTTTTAATGTACCCCGCAATTTATTTGTCACAAGATAAATATGCGCAGTTGTATTTAGGAACTGATTTGTACAATAAGATAAAAGAAGACGTTGTAAACGACGATATTACGGGCGCATACGAGACGCTTCTTGACGATTACTTGCGTAGAATGGTTATGTGGTGGACTATGTACGAAGTGCTTCCGCATTTGTACGTTAAAACGGACAACGGAAGTCTTGTAATTAGAACAAGCGAAGACACTACACCAATAAGCCAAACCGACTTACAAAACTACCGCGACCAAGCGCGTTCTCAGGCTATGTTTTACACTCAAAGAATGGTTGACTATTTGTGCTTCAATCAATCAGACTTTCCAGAGTACACAACAAACGTAACGCAACAAATTTGGTCACAAACAAATGTGTATCCTTCGAACGCTTTTGAAATTAGCGACGGAAGAGACAGACTTCCATACGAATACAGACGCAGAGGTTTAGGTTGGTTGAGATAACTAAAATAAAAACGAATGGCAACAAGGGGACGCAAGAAGAATTTAACGATGCACAAGATTTACGAAGAGAAATTTCGTAAGTATTTAGCAAAGAAAGAGAAACAAATAAAGAAACTCAAAAATGAAAGTTAACGCTGACGGATACGCGCTATTGAAGAAGTTTGAAGGCTGTCGTTTAAAAGCTTATTTGTGTCCTGCTAACGTTTGGACGATTGGCTACGGAAACACATTCTACGAAGACGGAACAAAGGTTAAGCAAGGCGACGTAATAACTCAGGCGCGTGCAGAACAATTAGCGAAAAACGTCATTGATAAGTTCGCTGTTTCCGTTCGTGCATTGATAACGCAAACGCTTAACGAAAACCAATTTAGCGCGTGTGTTTCGTTAGCGTACAACATCGGAACAGGTGGGTTCAAGAAGTCCTCTGTATTGAGAAAGGTAAACGCTAATCCTAACGATCCAACAATAGCAGATTCTTTTCGTTTATGGAACAAAGGTGGCGGAGTAATTCTCAAAGGTTTGGTTCGTCGTCGTGAGGCTGAAATTGAATTGTATTTTAAGAAATGAACACCGAACACGAAATAACATTGATACACGAACAGCTCCAGGATATGGACAAGAAGATTGACCGTATATACAACGTGTTGATTGGTGACGACGAAATGAAGATTGAAGGTCTTGTTAGCAAGGTGCAGAAGCACGACAAATATATTCAGAATCAACGTTTGCAGGTAGCTCGTTTGGGTGGTATTGCAACCGCTGCTGGTGTGGTTGGTGGGTTAATCGTTCAATTTGTATTGAAGTTTTTATGAAAGAAAATTTGAAGTCGTGGTTGAAGGAATTACTCACAAGTTCAACTAAGGTTTCAAGTAAGCGTTTTATTTCTATCTTCGTAGTAATTAACTTAATTGCTTTTGCTTACGTTGCAACCTTCACTATCTACAATTGCCCTATTGAAATGTTCGATACATTAGCAATTCTCGCAGGTAGTTTGTTCGGTGGTACGGTAATCGAAAAGTTCACAAAACAAAAATCAAATGGCACGACCACAGACAGAAGCGAGGAAAATAACAGCGGAGATTTGCAGTAAATTTCCCGATGCTCCTTCGCATTCATTGGCTTCAAAGTTATTTACTGAATATCCAGAAGCATTCGATTCAATGGAACACGCGCGTAATTACATTCGAACTGTTCGCGGTAAGATTGGAAAGCGAAGCAGAGTTTCTAACACACAAAAAGAATTGATTGACACTAAACAAAGACCTTCGAATCCATACGCACTTCCTAAATCTTATTCGAAGAAACGTCGTCACGTCGAATTGAAGGGCAACAAGTTTTTGATTCTTTCAGATGTCCATTTGCCTTACCAAGACAACGAAGCGTTAGAGTGCGCTATTGCAGAAGGATTAAAACAAGGCTGTGACGCAATCATCTTAAATGGTGACGCTTTAGACTGTCATATGATTAGCGACTTTGTTAAGGATCCGCGCAAAAGAAAATTCAAAGACGAACTATATTCTATTCGTCAATTCCTTGCTTCATTGAGAAATACATTTCCAACGGCTAACATTTATTATAAAGAAGGCAACCACGAAGAACGCTACTGGCGTTATATGCGCATAAAAGCGCCCGAACTATTCGACATTGACGCGTTCGACTTTCCAACACTTACGCATTGTGATAAACACGACGTTAAATGGATTGACGGAAAGAGTAAATTGAATATCGGGAAACTTTCAATCTTTCACGGTCACGAA